CAGCGGCACTAGACAACGGTGAAGACGGCTTAATAAGCTCAAGTGATTACTTGGGTGTGTTTTATCCATCAGGTTTAACAACTGACAACACAGGAAAATCAATTGTTGTTCCGGCATCACACATGATGATGAGAACTTTAGCTAACAGCGACAACGTGTCTTTCCCATGGTTTGCTCCAGCAGGAACAAGAAGAGGTATTGTTGACAATGCTTCAGCAGTTGGTTACATAGATTCAAAAGAAGGCGAATTTAAAACAATATCTGTAACGGAGTCAGTGAGAGATTCAATGCATGAAGTTAAAATTAACCCAATTACATTCTTCTCAGGAGCAGGAATTGTTAACTTTGGTAACTTAACTAAAACATCGGCGAGTTCAGCACTAGATAGAATTAACATTTCTAGATTAGCAGTTTACTTGAGAACACAATTAGATGCAGTTGGAAAACCATTTATCTTTGAGCCAAATGATGAACTAACAAGAAATGAGATTAGACAAGCAATTGAATCATTCTTATTAGAACTAGTTGGTCAAAGAGCATTATACGATTTCTTAGTAGTTTGTGATGACACAAACAACACACCTACTAGAATAGATAGAAATGAACTTTATGTAGACATAGCAATTGAGCCAATTAAATCAGTTGAATTCATTTACATACCGTTGAGAATCAAAAACACAGGAGAAATTGCAAAATTAGGAAACTAATTTTCGATAAAGGAGAAAATATATGGCAATATCAACATTATCAAAATTTACAGTACCTTTAAGCAACGATCAAAGTTCAGCATCACAAGGTTTGTTGATGCCAAAACTTCAATATCGTTTTAGAGCAATACTTGAAGGTTTTGGAGTATCAACACCTAGATCAGAATTAACAAAACAAGTAGTAGACATTACTAGACCTAACTTGACTTTTGACAACGTAACACTAGACGTTTACAACTCAAAAGTTTATGTTGCTGGTAAACACACTTGGGAACCAATTACAATCACATTAAGAGATGATGTAAACAACTCAGTTACTAAACTTGTTGGCGAACAAATTCAGAAACAATTTGATTTCTTTGAACAAAGTTCAGCGGCATCGGGTATTGATTACAAATTTACAACTCGAATTGAAATGTTAGACGGTGGTAACGGAGCAAGTACACCAAATGTATTAGAAACATTTGAGCTATACGGTGCTTATGTTGAAAACGTTAACTACAATTCACTAGCATACGCAACTTCAGATCCAGCTACAATCACAATGTCAATTAGATATGACAACTGTATACAAACACCAACAGGAACAGGTATTGGTACAGCAGTAGCTAGAACAATTGGTACTTTAAGTACTGGTGGTTAATAAGAATTAGAATTAGCATTTATAATACGAGAAAAGCGTCTTTATATGGCGCTTTTTTTGTGGCTATAAATACAAGTATATGCCAAAGATAAATGATTTTTTAAAAGGTATCCAAAACGGCCAACCCGGCATGAAGGACTTCCGTCACGCATCTAGATTGTTCATAGACGACAACTACAAATTGATGCCGAAACAGAAGTTCATGTTTCATGTGATGATTCAAACTGATGAATCAATGTTTGTTAACGGATACAATCCACAAGAAGACGCACAATTAGATATGTTGGTTAAGTCTTGTGACTTACCTAGATACGGAATGAACCTAGAAGAGATGGTACAGTACAACAAGAAAGCATATGTGGCAACACGTATACAATACGAACCAGTCAACATTACATTTCATGATGATCATGCTGACACTGTAAATGCTTTTTGGAAGAAATATTACGAGTATAATATAGCTGACTCTGTTAACCTTGGGAGCAGTGTAACAATGATGAATTATCTAAAAGATAATGCATATGATTATATTACAGACAATAACACAAGAAATAGATTTTCTAGATGGGGACTAGATACACCAAAACAGAAAGCCAAACCTTACTTAAAAAGTATTATAATTTTTTTATTACACAAACAAAGATTTACATCCATGCAATTAGTAAATCCAGTTATTGGATCCTTTGCTCATGACACTGTAGACAACGCCGATGGTGGTGGTACACTATCTAATGTTATGCAGGTTTATTATGAAACAGTATTGTATGATTCAGGTACAGTTAACAAAACTGATATGCCTGGATTTGCTACCTTAAATTATGATCACGAACCATCGCCATTGACAGTATTAGGTGGCGGAACCAACAGTATTTTTGGTCCAGGTGGCGTAGTCGACGGTATAGGTTCTGTAATGAAAAATGTACAAAGCGGAAATATACTAGGTGCAATATTAGGTGCATCAAACACCTACAACAATGCTAAAAAAATTAAGAAAAGAGATGCTAAGGAAGAACTAAAAGGCATTGCGAAAAGAGGTGTTCTAGAAGTTGCCAAACAAGCAGGTACAATTTCAAGCCCGGTAGCACAATTTGGTGTTGGTATAATTGGAGCGGCGGCAACAATAGCAACTGCAAAAGGATTAACCGACAACAATAATACAACAAATGCAACAGTTATATCAACTCCAGCATTTGACAGTGTTAATTTGCTTACTCCTAACGAATCATATAACTTAATAACATCTAATGCAGAAACAAAAGACATTATTGCAGGTCACATATATTATAAAGACATAGGTTCGAGAGCAGGACAAAGTGTTGCAGAAAGTGATATTACTTTTTCAAATTCATCAGACGCAATCAAAAGAGTTTACAGAGCTAAAGCAATAACAGACATAAGAAAATTAGTTACAAATGGATTCATAAAAATAAGCAGAGAAACACAAGACATAACAGTTAACATAGAGAAAGTAGGATTATAATGGCTGAATTTTATACAAACTTACCACCAAAAGAAAGCAATAGTTTAGACAAAACTATACAACAGTTAACAACAACAAACTATCAATCAGATTACGAAATGAATCCAGCTGATTATGATGCCTGTATTGCATTTTTTGTTAAGCGAGGATTTAAAAGAGCATCTGCAGAATCTACTGCATATGTGATAATGGCCCAAGCAAAGATAGACAACATGAACCCGCAAGAATTAATAAACAAATTATCTGGTGCTTCGGAAGTACAACTATCAGAACTAATAACAATAATATTAAATGCTAACAGATATAAGTCAAGTAGACTAGGTGTTAGACAAACACTGGCAACCAAAGAACTTGTATCTAGAAACATTCTAGATTAATGCTACCAAAATTTGCAAGAGGAAAATTTTCACCAAAGAATGGCGACAAGTATGTTGGCTTAAAAACTCCGACATACAGATCAAGTTGGGAACATGCTTTCATGAGATTATGTGACGAACATCCTAACGTCTATCAATGGGCTAGTGAATCAATAAAGATTCCGTACAGACATCCATTCACAGGCAAGTACACTGTGTACGTTCCGGATTTTTTTATAGTATACAATGATAAGAATGGAAAAAAACATGCAGAGATGGTAGAAGTTAAACCTGCTGATCAAACAACAATGGAACGTGCTGGAAAAAGTCTAGCAAAGAAAAAACAAGTTGTGTTAAACATGGCCAAATGGGAGGCCGCTACTGCTTATGCTAGACAAAGAAAAATAAAATTCAGGGTAGTTTCAGAAGATGACCTTTTTCACAACGGCAAACGTAAGTAAATACGCAGATGACAAAAAAATTAGAAGATATTCTTAATTTACCAAATGTCAAAGAGGCATTCAAAGAGGTAGATAAAAAAGAACAAGCCAAAGCTAACAAAGAAAAAACAGGTGAGGTTATGAAAAACGTCGATCCTAAAACAGCAGAAGCACTTAAAAAATCTTATGCAGAGTTTGACAAGATAGCGGCCGCACTACCACAAGTAAAAGGACTAGGAGAACTAGGAGATTTAGAGCTAGACAAACTAGCAGTTGAATCAGAAGAGAGTTATAAAAATTTAATGGACCTAGGCATGAACGTCGATTCTCGTTATTCAGGACGTATATTTGAAGTTGCTAGTAATTTCCTTAAAAATGCCATAGATGCCAAGAGTTCAAAGATAGATAAAAAGCTAAAAATGGTTGATTTACAGCTTAAAAAAATGAAGTTAGACCAAGGTAACAAAGACGGTGGTACCATAGAAGAAAGTGACGGTTTTGTTATATCGGACCGTAATGAATTAATGAAGAAACTACTTAAAAAAGACTAAATATTGCATATGAGCACTTTTACACAGTATCTATCAGAATCTAGCAAGTCATATGACTACAAAGTTAAGGTAGCAGGCGACATAAGCGATGACTTTGCATCTAGAATGGAAACAGCACTAGCAAAATTTGAAGTTGCTAAAATGTCAGCTGGTAAGAAGACACCTATAATGACTATGCCTTTAGATTTTCCTGCATTAAGCAATGAGTCAGTTACTATTTTTGATGTTACAACAAACTATCCTGTAACAGCAAATGTAATGAAAGAATATCTATCAGACTACATGAACATAAATGCTTCAATGATCGTTGTTAGAAAGCCAGGTGAGCCAACAGAAGAATATCAAGCAAACATGCAGATAGGTCAAAAGTCAGAATATGCAAACAAATTACAAGATGTTGAAATGAAAGATGCACCTAAAGTTAAAGCAGAAGAATTTTTTGGTGACAAATACAACATGAGCTTAATGAGAGAATTGTTAAAATCTAAAAAAGATAAAGATCAAGTTCCAGCTATGCCGGATGAAGATTCAAAAAACAAAGACGAAAAAAAATTACAAGACAAAGAAGAAAAAGGTACACCGAGTCCTCTTTCAAAAGCAACTAACAAACACCCGGACCCAAAGAGGAAGTAAGTTATGGAAATGATTGACGTATTAACAAAATTAAAAGAAATAGCAGAGTCTAAACCAGAGTTAGTAGCAGATGCAGTTGCAAACGTTCAAGCAACTAATCCACAAGCTGTTGTACAGAATGCAGTTCAAAGCGAACCAGCATTAAAAACAGATGAAGGCGGAATGTCAGATGCACACATAGGAGCTCAAGAAGCTCTAGGCGAATTCCAAGATGAAGACGGCAACTTAAAAGCACCAAAAACACAAGTAGTTGCGGCACTTACACAAAAAGCAAAAACAATGCCTTTCCCAGATAGTTACGAATATGAAATGGCGGCACAAATGGCAGTAGATGATTTCGATGATGCA